TTTATCCGCTTTTTTAAGATCAGCATCATAAATCCGTATTTTTTGAAATATTTTGCGACCTTTGTATGCAATAGGTTCTGCTACTGTCCAACGCAGATTTACATACTCAGCACCATCATATTCAGCAATACCAGCTTCGTCAATTAAAGCTAGGCACGTTGTATCGTCAGGAATGTTCTCAATTTTGCCACCACCAGAAGTAAATTCACCCGTTGCTACAATGTTTTTGTTATCAGATGTTACCCAAAAGTTACTCATTTGTTTTATTCCTTAATTATGTTGTAAATTTATTGCCTTTTGATAAATTATCAGAAGCTGTTAAATATTGAAGATTGTTAATAACATGTAATCCACATACTAATTCTCCTTTAATTGGAATGATATGATCAACGTGCATTCCTTTAGGACAATTTTTATATATTTCTTTTATCTCATTTAAATCAGCCCACAAAGGAGTTGCATTTAATTTTTGCATTTGTCTTAATCTGCATCTATGCAATTCTTTTTTTGGGTTTTGTTTTTGATATTTACTGTTATTTCTTCTAATATCATTTATGTTATTTTTTCTATATTCTTTGTAATAAAGATTTCTTTGATCTTTATTTTTTTCATGCCATTCTAGTTTTTTTTCTTTACCGCCATTTAAGTAATATTTCTTTTGTATTTCAGTTCTTTTTTCTGGATTATTTTGTTGCCAAATCTTAGATAATTGCAAAGCATGATCTTTATTTTTCTCATACCATGCTTTGCTTTTAGCATTTAATCTTTCAGTATTTTTTTTATAATATTGAGCTTTTTTTTCAGTAATAGCTTCAATGTTATCTAATCTATACTTATTAACTTTTTTTTTAACACAATCAGCGCAAACGTTGTTATAACCATCTTTATTGCTTTTAGCTTTATAAAATAAATCTAAATGCTTTTCTATATTACATTTTTTACAAGTTTTCATTTTAAAAAATCCATAAAAATAAAAATAAATTATAACACGTTTATCTTTTTGGGTTATTTATTTATAGAAGGTATTAACTCAATTAAAGGATTAATACCTTTTTGTACAATCAAATCTTTTTCAATTCCAAAACGGTTTTTAGATATATTTGCTGCTGTTGCATAAGAAACTAATATTCTTGTTCCATCAGAAAATGCTTTTTTTCTTTCTCCATCACCAAAGGTATGAGTTTCTAGTTTTAGGTAAGCCACCATATCGACATTATCTACAAAATGGCTAACAGACTTTTTCTGCATACGAATGTTATACCTAGTATATGGGTCTTGGTCAGGTAACTCGATTGTTTCTGTTTCAGAATGAGCAATAAACACAATATTCATTCCTTTTACTTCATTTAAGATGCCAGCCGCTTTACGAACTCTGCCATGTAATGAAGATATTGCTTGAAAGCCAGCACCATAACCGCCAAGTGCTTGGGCAATTGTTCTGGGCTTTTTAGGATCAGTATCAACAATATAACTTGTGAACAAATTATCAAGCTGAGTGATACTATCAATAACCAAGGTTTTATAATCATGGTCATCCTTAATTAATGCTGTAAGCTGTTCCCACAAATTATCAACCGTAGATAAGATTGGAAAAGCATCAGGACGAATAGCTTCAGGAACGGCTTGTAACCCATCTTCAGCACGAATAAATATTGGCTTAGGAAAAGTACTTGCAAGGCTGGTTTTGCCTAATCCTGCATCACCTGTAATTGTGCAAATGATCGAACGATCAGTTGGTTTTGCTATTGAGCTTAATACACTCATTTTTTACCACTCCTACATTGAGGTTAAAATTTCTTTCTTTTCGAGTTGCTTATCTTACCGATATAAATTAAAATTGCAACACCTAAACAAAAATATTTTTTAAAAAGGAAAAACTATGCTCACCCCAGATGAAATAATCAATAAATTAAAGCCCATGAATTTATCAGCAGTTAGTATTGCTATTGATGTTAATTACAATATTTTATGGAAGTTTGCTAACCAAAAATTGAAACGTGTACCTTATGATTTAGTCAAAATTTTAAGTGACTATTTCAATGCTAAATGAACTTAATGACGCAATAAAAGCGGTAGGCTATACTCCTCCACACCATATTGGTATTGGTAAAGTTACTAGGTTTTCGACTAACAACAAGCAAGCTGATAGGTCTGGATGGGTATTAGTTTTTGACGATGGGAAAGGTGCAGTATTTGGATGTTGGCGCAGTGGAGAGCAACACCAATGGCAAGCGCATAGAGATTATGCGCCAAGTATTACTGAGCAGGAGGCAATGCGTCAGCAATTTGAAGAAGCTAAACGCAAAGCAACACTGCAACGTGATGAAGATTATGCAGTTGCGGCTAGAGAAGCAAAATCATTATTTGATGCGGCAGTTGTTGTTAAGGAACATGATTACTTAACGGATAAAGGAATCAATCCAAACATGGCTAAAGTGTTTGGCGGTAAGCTCCTAATACCTGTTTATGATGAACTTGGCAATATACAGTCATTGCAATCTATATTCAGTGATGGAGCTAAAAGATTTCATTCTGGCGGTAAAATGCAAGGCGGTCATTGTTGGATAGGAGATCCAATCGCCAGTGAAACATTATTGGTAGCAGAAGGTTTTGCAACTGCGGATAGTTTATACCAAGCTACTAATTTAGCTGTGTGTATAGCATTTAACGCAGGAAATCTTAAAGCTGTTACTGACATGTTAAAAATACAATACGATAAGAAGCGTATTGTTATTTGCGCTGATAATGATGTTAGCGGCATCGGTATTGATAAAGCAAATCTATGCGGTGTTGATGTTGTCTATCCTGACATTCATGGCGATTTTAATGATGTTATGAAGAAACATGGCATTGATGCTGTTCGTGACATTGTTTTTGGCAAAATAAAACATGAAGGATTGTTTGTATCACTAACTGAAATGATGAGCAATGTCACCACACCACAATGGTTGATCAAAGGAATACTTGAGCGTGGATCAAATAATTTACTGTTTGGTGAATCTGGTGCAGGTAAAAGTTTATTCGCTATGGATTGGGCATTTTGCGGTGCGATTGGTAAAGATTGGCATGGTCACAAGGTAAAAGAAGAGCTGAACACCCTTATCATCATGGGTGAAGGTTTGCGTGGTGCTACATTTAGATTTAAGGCATTGATGCAGAAGTATAGTGGAAGCAGTATAAATGGAGATCGTATACGTTTTAGCAGAAGATCTATTAATTTACTTGATGCTCGTGAAGCGGAGAATATTTGTAAGTTGGTAGAGGATATGGATTTCAAACCAGACATTATTATTATTGATACTTTGCACAGAAACATGGTTGGTGACGAAAATAGTAGTGAAGATATGGCAATGTATTTTAAGTCTATAGAATTGCTCGCTAGACGATTAAATGCAGCGATAATTACTGTCCACCATAGCGGTCATGGGGACAAGGGAAGATCAAGAGGATCGTCGTCAATTAAGGCTGCTATGGACGCAGAGTTTTGTGTCAGTAAGGACGGTAAGGATGTTGTTAAGTTTGCATGTACTAAGTCTAAAGATTTTGGAGCTGGTTCGGACATGAAGTTTAGCATTGAAGAAGTTGATCTTGATGGAGAAATGTTCTATGACGTTGATGAAAAGAAGCAGATTACTTCTGTTTATTTAAAGTATGAAGGTGTTGCTTCTAAAAAAGAAAAAGAGTTGACAGAAAATCAACAAAAAACAATTGATTCTTTAGTTGAAGCATTAGAAGTTCATGGCAAAAAAGATTGCGTTATGGATAATGAAGGTGGGTACTATACCACTGTGCATTATGATGAGTGGTATCCCTTTATTAAAGAGGTATTTAAAGGTGCTCGAAACGTATCAAAAAACTTTATACGTTGTAAAAACTCCTTGTTAAAACAAAAGGTTATAAGTAATAATGGTAGCTATTGGTGGCTGGTATAGTATATACCTACCACTAAAATACCTAGGGTATATGATACCTGTTAGTGGAATGATCTAGGATATACCTACCATACCCCCTCTCTATAAGAGGGGTATAGTGGTATGTCATTTGGTATGGGATTGTGGATGGATAAAATAAATGAGTTTTTAACAATGGTACAAAAACAGTTTGGTATAAGTGCTGTTGCGATTAAGGAGGATGGTAAGGTTGTATTGCATGAAGGTAAGTTTCAGCAGAAGAGAAATGGAGTTGTTGATGAAAAGAAAAATGACTAAATGGTACTTAATGCCTGTTGCTTTAGTGATAGGAATGTTTATAGCGTTATTTGGAATATTATTATGGGTGATGCGTTAGCAGTAATACCGTATAGTGGTTGTGTTATTATTTTTATTATTGTTTTGTGGAATGAATGGAAAGAGTAATGGATGCGTTAGATGTTAGTGATTTAATTGAAGAAGGGATTTTAGAGAAATTACTACTGAATATACACAACAAAGCGATTAAGATTAATATTAATGGGGATGGGGCTTGTTTAACTTGTGGGCTAGATGTAGAACCTATAATTTTTAAGGGGAATATCACTGTACCTAGATGGTGCAGTGATGGTTGTCGATTAGCATGGGCATGGGATAATGACTAAACATAAACATTACTACAAAGATGTACGACATTTAGATGCGGTTGATGTGTATCGTGTACTGGAGTTGTTTAACGTGACAGATGCTTGTATTCAACATGCGGTAAAGAAGTTGTTGTGTGCAGGAACAAGAGGAAGTAAAGATGTAGAGCAAGATGTAGAAGAGGCTATTGATACATTGGGGCGTTATTTGGACATGAGAGTGGAAGAGGAGCTTAAACATGATTGAAGTAATAGTTTGGCTAGGGGTTGGGTATATCGTTGCGTCATGGGTGTTTTTCGAGCTGTATAAGGATTTATTTTGAAATTGGTAGAATGTGAACATACTCATTGGTTAATGCTTTATTCAATGAGGCAAAAATGGTGTTACGGAAAAGGATGTAATGAGAAAAGGAATATTGAAAACGATATGCCAGTACATACAAGATGATGAAACCAAAGATTAAATTCGTAGGGAATTATTGGAAATGTTATAGTTTAGATAGAGTTGCCTATGGTGAAACGCCAAAGGCGGCATGGGTTAATTGGGTCAGTCAATATTTTTAAAGGAAAAATGTAATGAGCATAAGTTCACACAATAACAATCAGACGTTAGATAATGGTGCAATACCTGTTAGAACTGTGTTTGGAGCAGTACCAACATCGCCTACTTATACAGCGACTAGGGCTGATGTTACTCCTGCTGCTACGCCAACGGATATTATTTTGTTGATGGGAAGTGCTACCAAAACAATTATAGTGACTAAGTTTGAGATAACACCAACAGCTACAGCCAACGGAACTTTAGATTTTTATATCTACAAAAGAACAACTGCAAATACTGGTGGTACATTTGCTACAGATGGTATAGCAAAGAATGATAGTTTAAATGCAAATTCAACAGCCACTATTAAGTTATATAGTGCTAACCCATCATCATTGGGTACAGGACAATTGATTAGAGGTAGAAGAATGTCATTGGCTTCTAAAACACCTAATGGCATTCCTGTCCAAGAATGGGTAGAAGAGTTTGGTAATAACAACCAACAACCTATGGTGTTACGTGGTGTAGGTGAATCTTTATGTATTAACATGAATGGTCAAGCAATGCCTAGTGGAACAGAGTTTTATTTTACTTTTGAATGGGTGGAGTTGTAAGGGAGCTTGCTTGCACGAACTTGCTTACAAACTACTATGTATATTTACATAAACATTAGGAGAAGAATATGATTAAAGGACAGGCTGGGGGGCGAAGCTAGGGCTAAGATACTTAGTCCGGAGCGCAAGGAAACTATTGCTGGTGAAGGGGGTGATGCAAGAGCATCGTCATTAACACCTGAAAGACGGCATGAAATAGCGGTAGAAGGCGGTAAAGCATCGCATGGTAGCCGATTTACAAAAAAGTAAGGTATAGATATAGATATAGGTTTGATGAGAACGTGGCTTATAAGTAAAATTCTTGGCTACGTTTTTTTTGTGCTTGGGATTTAGGGATGTTGGATGTTGCGTGTTGCGTGTTGGGATTTAGGGATGTTTTGTGAATGGTGTGGAATGTTGGCTAGGTTGGAATTGTTGATTTTTAAGGCAAAATTGCAGAAATTGCACATTGAATACAAATGATTCTCATTTACAATGATTTTAGGGATTTTACCTCAAAAAATTATCTAAAATAAAACTTTTTAGGGATTTTACATCACTTTTAAAATATACGTTTTAAGGCGTTTAAATAAAAAGTAATGGTACTATATAGGTAAACTGTAAAAGAGCTTTAAAACGTGTTTTTAAAGGTTTATTGATAATATAATCAATAACTTGAATAGATTATAGGCGTTTATTGGATAGGATATAATGTGGTGTATTGTCACGTTATAACTATATAGATTTATAGGCGTTTTAAAGTATTAAATAACTTTATAGTTGAATGATTTTATGATGGGTAATAGTAGGCTAGCTGGTAAGCTTTAAAAGTAGCTTATAATGGGTAATTAGGGATATTTTAGGCAAAAAAAAGCCATCGGTTAAGATGGCTTATAGGGTTATTGGGTTATGGGGTTATAATTTAAAGTGTTTAATTAATAAATATTGAATCAATTTGCTTTTGTTGCGCTCTATTTTTAACCTATTAACAAGGATAACGGGTAACGATATCATTACGCCCTTGTTTTTCAAATCATCCGGTATAGTTGGTCTGCCTGGTGGTTGTTTGTAGTTTTTCATAATGGATAAGTAACAGTTGATTGATGAATTTTTGCAAACCGCGTGGCGGTATCTAAGTAATCAAATAACATAGATGTTAAATAAGCGCCAACAATGGGGCAAGATTGCCAATAATAGACTTTATACATAATCTTATAACCTACAAGGCGCGATTACATAAATAATGTCATCGGATGGCATAAAATACCCCGCCTGATTAAAACTATACAAGCGTTTTGGCGCGGTATCACCAAAATATATACATAGTGATTTATTTGCTAATGATATGTAATCCCAATCAAATTGATGTTGTATAGCGTTTAAGTTTTTATCATGGTCATTAACTTTTATAGGATCAATTATCTTTTTAAACTCAGGGTATTTATGATCTATTGGCGTGAATACTTCAACCTGGTTCATACATTGCAATTGGTGTTGGTCATTAATTAAAAATATACCAACTTCAAAATTATCACACATTTTACCGCCAACTTTCTTCAATAAAGCCTTAACAGTTTCTACTGGGATAATAATATTATCGTGATTATCTGGAATATCATTTTTATAGGTATTTATATGGCATAACATATGACCATTTGATACTGTAACGTGAGTTTTGGTGATGTTAAGGCCGTTTAAATAATATCTGATATCTGCTTTTTTTGGGGTTGCGCTTAGTGCAAGCCTTAGATCTTTTAGTTTCATTTTATATACTCTTTTAGTTTAGTTAAGTTAAGTTAAAATTAATTCTCTTTTATATAGCGAGCTAATTGATCTCTAAAGTTTTGAACATCTATATTCCTATACTCTTTTACTACTCTTAGACAATACGGCGGTTTTAAACTATCATTAATTGATGATACGTTACCAGTTACACCAGCCAAGTATTGAGCGATTTTAAAAGTTTTGCATTGAGTTTTATATACTGAGTTCATTTTATACACCTTTAAAAATAGTCGTTATCAATACAGTTTTGATAATAGCTAGCCCATTCTTTTTTAATATCATCTTCTGTTATTCCATAAGGTTTTAAAGCTTCGCAAGCGTCGCTGTAGTCGCCTGTTATTTGACACTCATAATTAGCCAATGAGTCCCAAATAATATCTTTTAAGGTATTGTTCTCTAATTCAAATTTAATTTTAAAGTTATAAGAATTTTTTAATTGAGCTTGTAATGAGTCAATATTACATGATGGGCAATATAATCCGCCCCCTAGATTGCTATAAGCTACCGGTTGATCGGCGCAAGTATTAAATTGCTCATTGCCGAAAGCAAAAAAAGCCCCGTTAATAGTTAAAATTTTTTCTTGTTCTAGTTCTATATTGCAATGTTTCATGGTTATATACTCTTTTAGTTTAAAGTTGATAGAATGATGCAAATTACCCGTATACCACCAATAAAAAAAATTGATGCAATACCGGAAAGGATATAAATTTTGTAGCTTGTTTTAAGTAGGTCATTCATTTTATTAATCTCTTTGGTTTGTTGTTGGTATGATTAAATTATACAGTTTTAATAATTAAAATCAATAACTTTATTAATTGTTTTTAAACTATTTTGTATTTGATAATTATTGATGATATATTTTGATAATGTTTAAACTTGATGAAATGGTGTAAATTATGGTTAAAAAATCGACTCTAAGCCACGCCACGCCACGCTTTATAGAATAACGCCCCATGCATTGCCAAGCAAAAAGTAAACGTACAAAAGAGCAATGCAATAGCCACGCAATGAAGGATAAAACTAAATGTCGCATGCATGGCGGTAGACTTGAAGGCATAGCAAACAATAACAAAAATGCAAAAAAGGAAAATGGCGTGTATAGCAAATTCTTAAGCGATGAAGATCTGCAACTGGAAAAAGATTCTGGCAGTCTTTTAGGTAAACTTGATCACGAGTTATCCATAGCCAGAATACAACTTGCCAGGGCATTAAAAGCGCAAACAAATGACCCTGATAGTTTGAAAGATCTACCTAAAACAATAGATTTGTTTTTAGGACGTATAAATTCATTAGAAAAAACCCGTAAAGAACTATTGCATGATGATAGCCAAGATAATGTTTTGACTATTATTGGCGGCTTGCCTGATTAGGTTATATTGTATTTTTGACTTGCCTGATTAGTACATTGATGTTTTGGGGGTATATTTGGGGGTATAATTTTATTTTAAAACTTAACAAGCCAGCAAAACTGCACTCTACAGCCTATCATTCTATTGATGGCATATCCTTATAATGTCGAAAGAGCTTTATCTACCCACGTTCCACGCTGGACAGTTAGCCGCTTATAATAACCGTTCACGGTTCACTGTTTTACGTTGCGGCAGGCGATGGGGTAAAACCGATTTGCTCAAAATACTCGCCGGAAACTATTCTGCTAAAGGTTTAAACATCGGTATTTTTGCGCCTGATTATCGTATATTAAGAGAAGTTTATAACGAATTGCTGGATATGCTATCCCCTATAGTCAAAAATGCTAGTAAAACTGAGGGCGTTATAAGAACGGAAACGGGCGGGCGTATAGACTTCTGGAGTTTAGAAAATGAACGTGCAGGGCGTTCAAGAAAGTACAATCATGTTTTTATCGATGAGGCGGCATTTGCAAAAAATAACACAATGGCAGATATATGGGAACGTGCCATAAAGCCAACATTACTAGATATGACCGGCAGCGCATGGGTATTTTCCACACCCGACGGCATTAATGAAGCAAATTGGTTCTATCGTATTTGTACTGACAAAAGTCTAGGTTTTACAGAATTCCACGCACCCAGCGCAACAAATCCCTACCTGCCAGAATCAGAGTTAATCAAACTCGAGGCTGAAAACCATCCTGCCGTATATAGGCAAGAATACCTGGCAGAGTTCGTAGACTGGAGCGGTGAGTGTTTTTTCAACCTAGAAAACCTTTTAGTAAATGGGAATGGCTATATATACGATGATATACCAACTTATACAGTATTTGCAGTTGTTGATAGCGCCGTAAAATCTGGCAGCCAGCACGATGGCACGGCGGTTTTATATTGTGCTATCAACAAACACTATGGCACGCCATTATTGATCCTAGATTATGACATTATACAAATAGATGGCGCATTACTTGAAACGTGGTTACCGACTGTATACGAAACCCTCGAAGCATTATCAGTTCAATATAAAGCCCGCATGGGTTCAGCAGGTGTTTTTATTGAAGATAAAGCTAGTGGTATGATTTTACTTCAACAAGCCCTTAGGCGTGGCTGGAACGCTACCGCTATCGACTCCAAGCTAACAAGCGTGGGAAAAGATGAACGGGCGTTATCTGTATCCGGTTATGTATATCGTGGAATGGTAAAACTCACAGAACAAGCTTATAACAGACAAGTTACTTTTAAAGGCGTATCACGGAATCATTTATTATCACAAGTGCTATCATTTAGACCTGGTGATAAAGATGCTTATAAGCGGGCAGATGACCTTTTAGACGTTTTTAGTTATGGGATAGCCATTGCACTAGGTAATGATGCTGGATTTTAAAATAATATGATATATTACATTAACAACGGCATAAAAGCAGGATAAGGAATAATGTCAACTCTTGAAATAGGCGGTAGTGCACTAGATAGCCCATTACAGCAATTACTTATGGCGGATTTTATCCAGCCAGGTAGTGAACCAAGCTATCAATTATGTAAAACAATATATACCTATCATCCGATGGGTAAAAAGTTAATTGATGCGCCTATATCATTGGCGTTATCAAAAGCCCGAGAAATATCCGTTCCAGATAGTCCAGAAGATTTAGTTACAGAATCATTTGAACGTCAATGGAAGTTGATGAAGTGCGATAAGTATATTGAGAACGTTGCTAGACTTGCCTCCATCTATGGTGTTGCTACATTAGCATATGATGTTACCGGAATTAATCCAGATACTGATTTGCCTTATAAGCGTTCAGATATTATTCCACCAGATAGATTGCATGAACTGGAAATAATATTTCATACTTTTGACCCAATGAATACCGCTGGTTCATTAGTGCTAGACCAAAATCCTGCATCAAAAACATTTCAAACGCCCGTTTCTGTTTCGGTAGCTGGGGAAGCTTATCATCCGTCACGCTGTTTAGTGGTGATGAATGAAGATCCAGTGTACATTCAATTTACAAGCTCTGCTTTTGGTTTTGTAGGCAGAAGTAAATATCAACGTGCCTTGTTTCCGCTAAAATCATTTATCAGATCAATGATTACCGATGATTTGGTGCAGGATAAAGCTGGTTTGTTAGTAGCCAAGATGAAACAAGCTGGTTCTATTGTTGACAATATAATGAGCAAAGCCGCTAACATAAAACGCCAAGTATTAAAAGATGCTAGAACAGGTAATGTGTTTAGTATGGGATTGGAAGAATCTGTTGAATCAATAAACCTTACAAATATTGAAGGTGCGGTATCAATTACCCGTAAAAACATTATAACCAATATTGCCACATCCGCAGAAACGCCAGCGCAGTTATTGACGCAAGATAGTTTTGCTGAAGGTTTTGGTGAAGGCACAGAAGATGCCAAAGCAATTGCACAGTTTATAGATCGTGTGCGTATGGACATGGAAGAGTCATTTGAGTTTATGACTAAGATTGTGCAACGCAAAGCATGGACTCCAGATTTTTACGCAACGCTACAACAACAGATGCCAGCGGAATATGGTGCTATAGACTATATGACTGCGTTTTATCGTTGGGCAAATAGTTTTATAGCAAAATTTCCTGATTTAATAGATGAACGTAAAGAAACAATATTAAATTCTGAAAAAGTAAAGTTAGATGGCATACAGGGTATAGTTGATAAATTAGTATCTCATCTTGACCCGCAGAACAAAGCAGTATTGCTTGAATGGGCTGCTGAAAACGTCAATGAATTAAAAATGACATTCCCTAATAAGTTAAATTTTGATATGGAATTATTAATGGCGTACGATCCACAGCCAGTAATGCAATTTGGGCAAACTGAACAAGAGCAAACTGAACAACAAGCGCAACCTTTTGGTAATAATGAAGTTTAAAGAAGTATTAACCAAAGCAGTTATTGACATTGCCATTAATGGCTTTGATAGCCAATCTCGCATTGATAGGTGGATGAAGGCTCTGCGCAATGCACTCATTCAAGGAATGCAACCAGATCATGTTATTAAGCAAAAACTTGATGACGCTATGGGTGATATATTTAAACGCCTAGTAACAAGCCCTACTGCTATTACCAAGCATAAAGGCGTATCCAAATTTACCATTGATAAAGTTAAGCCAGAACTGCGTGGCGAATTAACCAGACGAATTGCGACATCTGCTAATTTGATTACGTTAAATCGTGAGCAAATGATAGAGCGTACTATGCAACGCTTTCAAGGTTGGGGATCATCTATTCCTAATGGCGGATCTGATGTTGTCGCCAAAAGAGAAGTTAAAGCAAACATTGCAAAACCATTAGCATCATTGCCTTTTGAAGAAAGAAGGGTGATGATAGATCAAGGTCATAAGTTGACTGCTAATATTAATGCAGTTGTTGCTGAAGGTGGTGGAGCAATTGCGGCTATATGGCACTCACGTTTCAGACAAGCAAATTATAATTATCGTGCCGATCATAAAGAACGTGATGATAAAATATATGCAATACGGGGAAATTGGGCTATGGAAGATGGCTTAATGAAAGTTGGTGTTGCAGGATATACTGACCAAATAACAATGCCAGCCGAAGAAATCTATTGTCGCTGTTCTTATGAATATATCTATAGCTTAAGAAAGTTACCTAAAGAAATGTTGACGAAAAAAGGATTGGAGTTGATATGAACGAATTGGATGTTGCTAGAGCTATTATTTCTGGGGATTTAGATAGCCCTCAACAATATGGTAATATGTATCTTTATGCTTTACGCATTACAGGTACTGGCGTTGCTTTTCGTGATGAAAAAACAAATGATGCTGGAAATATCATACAAAAACCTGAATACGTTTATCGTAATCCAGATAATTACCTCAACCAAGATTTTTTAGACCGATGTGCAGGACTACCTGTAATTTGGTTTCATCCTGACGCACAAATATTAGATACAGAAGAATTTTCCAAACGTGTCATCGGCTCAATAATGCAAGCATATATTATTGATTCTGAAGTTTGGGGTATTGCAAGAATTTATGATGAAAACGCCATACAGGAAATGGAGAGCAAACAGCTTTCAACATCACCAGGCGTGATACTAGCCAAAGCAGTATTGACAACATTAAAAGACAATGATAGTGTGAT